AAATCTTTGTCGTCTGCTTTTCTAATGCCACGTCCAATACTTTGTATTACCCTAGTAAATGACTTGCCCGGCTCTAATAAAATTAGATTAAAAATTCTAGGAATATTAATACCCACTGCGGCAACACCAAATGTTGCTAATGTAATTTTATTGGTACTTGTTTTAAATTCGTCGTAGTCTGCTTTTCTATCTTTTGTCTTAATCTTGCCAGAAATAAAAGCCACATCCGGTTCTTCGTTTAATAATGTGAATAAATCGCTTAAACGATTTTGTAAAATCTCGCCCGATTCAATTCTGTTAACTAGCACAAGCGTATTTCCTGTTAACGAAATTTCCTTAATCTGGTCAGCCATCCACGACATTCTATCTGTGTCTGTGACAAGGAATTTTAATTCTTCTGCGTAACTACCAAATTCTTTCCACTCGGCAGTTTGTACAACATTCACGTGACAAGTACTAAGCACACCTGCTTCTTGCAATTCGTGTGCTCTAACTGTATGAACTACTTCGCCAAGACTGCAACGTAAACTTTGAAATTCAAAGTCCTCCTTTGGTACAGTACCTGTTAATCCCCATCGTATCGGCGCATTAGCAAGATTACGTGTTAATAAATTTTTAAGCACTTCTGCTTTTGCCATGTGTACTTCGTCGACCATTACACACTGAACACCTTCTAATAATTCTGCCAGTGTTAAAATTTCTTCATCCGTAATATCTTTAGATTTTTTATCCAAAACATTAAGACTTTGCCATGTGCAAATTGTGTGAGTTTTATTTAGATCTTTTCTGTCACCGTAATAAACACCCACATCTAATTGACAGTTAATAAAGTCTTCTTCGGTTTGTTCGACAAGGGATTTATTAGGAACAATGGTTATTGTTCGACCATATTTTTCACAGATTTTTGCCAGTGTTGCTGTGGTAATTGTCTTACCAAATCCAGTTGCAATTTCTTGAATACTTTGGGGATGCTTTAGAAATATATTAACTACTTCGACCTGATCATCGCGTAGTCTAATTTTTTCGCCAGCAAATCGATGACCGGTGGGCCATGTTTGATCACCCCAAAAATCCTCAAAAACTTCAGGAAAATCTAGTTCAATAGGTTGTCGATGATCTTCGAGTTCGATGTAGTAATTTTTACTTTCTAAGAACTCTAAGGCCTGCGGTAGCATGCTTAGATATGTTGTGCCGCCAAGACCAAAGAAACTCACAGTACCGTCCCACCGCCCAAGTTTATATGATGGTTTGAATCGTGCAGTCGGGTCTTCGTACTTGAATTTTTTAACCAGTGCTTTGCGTGTGTCGAGATCTAGATTTTCAATCTTAACATTAACTTCGTCCTTGATTATAACTTTACAGGTTGACAAACTCTAGGTCCTTATTAGGTCTTTGCTCACAATAAAATATTAAATTTGGGCAATTTTTTGTAAAATCTCGAATGGTGTAATGCATGTTATGTAAGCCCAGACTAATTACGCAATTAAATTTAGTTTTTGATGTTAGCACAGGTTTGGGCATCTTTGTACTAACAAATACAAAACGAGTTTTTTCAGAGATAGGATTGTTTAGATTGTGATCTTTCACAAAATAATTAAATTCTTTACCGATATTATTTGGTAATCTAAACATAACTGAAATTTCTTCGTCCTTTACGCCCTGCTCTTTTAAAAAATTATATGCAACGGTAGTCTTGGATAATTCTAAACCACCAGGTATAATAATGAGACCAGGCTCTAAATATTGTACTATATCTTTAAGCGCATTCATAGAGATATTTGTACTATCTACATGAAATTTTGAGGTTGCAGGTGAACGTACAAATGATTTAACAATTTCGTTCATGATTCCGGAATCGATAACATTATCGATAGTTTCATCCCATACATCAATTCCTGATTTTCTTGCTTCGAATATTGCACCAACTACATTAGTGGTCTTTAATTCAGGAACATAGTGGGAAGAATTGACATATTTTGGAATACCGTTATCCACAGTTAACATGGGCATAAAACTTTCCATGTTAGCAATTGCCTTGTTCAGTTGTGCTACATATTCTTTAAATTCGTCGTCAGACTCGAAACAATCTTTTTCTGCAAGCAACTGTACAGTCTTAATATTGTGTTCAGAAAGGCTAAACATCCATGCTTTTGCATCCTTATCCCACAGTGCAAACGATGATTCGTTTCTACTATCTCGAATAGATTGAACAAACATTTCGTTATACGGAAACTCGACCTTAATAGCCTTAGTCCATTGGTAATGCGAAACTATAGAAATTTTTCTATAATTTGATGCCGTAACTCTAATAGGCAATCTATAGACAGGTGTATCTAAATACGGGGTAATATCCGTTCCAAGAATGTCATCTAGTTGTTCTCTGTACCGTCTGATAATTTTTAATGCTAGTTGGCTTTGTTTTTCTGTAAAACCGTTTCCATTAAACGTTATCTGAATATTAAGACTCTGCACAACATTAGCGTCCCAATTGCTAGTTCGGCAATGAGTGTCTAATCTAGACAGTAAATCTTCAATGTACATGATTATAATGTGATATCTTCTAGGCCGGCGGCTCTGAGTTTAATGATGTTACTCAATTGCCATTGTTTAATATCGAGCCCTTTAATAATGCCTAACCATTGGTTACGCAACATAGCAAACTCGTTGATAATTTTTTCCATATCAACTACATCTGCTTCGCCTTCGACGTATTTTTCGCAATCTCGACTGCTTAATGCACGTTGATAGTTCTCGAGGAATTTTTTAAATGCTTTTGATCGAATTCTTCTTAATTCAATGTTTAGATATTCTAAGATGGCTTCAATTTCTTGAAGTTGGTTAAACCGTTGTTCAACAATACCAGGCAAAGAGGCCGAGGCTCTTTCCACGTTTCCGTGAATTTTTACCTCGGCTCTTGCATTTTCTATTTCATTATAAAAATGATCTAGACAATCTGGAAGATGCGCTATGTCTTGACTGACTTTTGCGTACCAATTCATTAGTACTCCTCGTCTTCGTATCCATATTCGTCTTCGTCGTTGTCATCGTCACTTTCTTCATTTCCAACTACTAATTCAATTGCTTGATCAAGGCTAGGGTCGTACCCCATTAGGCCTTCTAGCACAGATAATTCAACATCTTTACCTACTAGAAAATCGACATAATGACTTGCCGCAGTATCGCGGTTCTTCTCGGCAATATATTCCTTAAAGATATCCCATGTTTCGATAATTAAACTTTCTTCCATTATTCTTCCTCTGATTCAGTTACTTCAGTACCGACTGTTGTTAAAGTTGCCGCGGCAGTTGCATCCCATTCATCCATAATTAGTCGAAGTTTATCTTCGGTCCAATTTTTACGGAATTCTGCAATGATCTCTCCGGTAGTTTTGCTAGTATATGCTAACTTGTTACCTACCTTAGATAATACGCCCATCTTCTCAAACATGTCAACCAGACCAGAGCTCGGTGACATACCAGTTGAATAAGGAATTTCGACCTGTACAGATTCGAACGGTTTAGCATATCGAGTTTTCATAATCTTACAAGCACTACGAATACCTAATACTTCAGAAACCTTATTACCGTCAGCATCTACTTTAAGTTTTAACTTTTTCATAGCAACAACAATACTAGAAGCATAAACAAAACCTTGCCCACCACTAATTTTGTCATCTGGATCAAACATATCTTGACTAGCGTATGTATGATTAGTACAAACTAACCCGACATTATAACTACCAAACATGTTTACACAGTTACGAACTAATGATGTAAGTGCCTTAGGTTTACGACCCATATCGCCCTTCATTTCGCCTGCTTCGAACTGATTTACGTCGGTCGGAGTAAGTAACATACCCAGCGAATCGATTACAAATAATACTTTTGGACGACTTTCCTCAGGCATAACTTTATACTCTTTCATGAATTCTGAAATAGTTTTAGCCACATCATCGATCATAGCCATGTTAAGTTTTAACAACTTATCATCGCTAGTATCAACACCTAGGTCTAACAACCATTTTTCATCAAGAGCGTTTTCAGAGTCAACTAAGATAACATAAATGTCTTGTTCCTGTGCCGCTTTAATGATGTTACCAGAACAGATATATGATTTACCTGCTCCCGATTCTCCAGCAAACACCGTAACTTTACCAAGGGGGACTCCCTTAAAGAAGTCCCCGCTGATAAGATAGTTTAGGGCATAGTTGCCGGTACTGATCCAGTCTGTTGGATCATTAAAACCGATTCCGAGTCCATCAATACTTTTAGTGATAGATTTACGGAACTTCGAAATATCGAAGGCTTTTCCCATACTCTATCTCCTTACTGTTGCTGACGTTTGCGAATCATTGCAATGATGTCGGCGGCACGATTGCCCGCATCACCAGTTGCCGGTGTTTCATCTTCTACAGCAGGAGCATTTGCTACTGGTGCATCTTCTGCATCTTCGCTAACTACTGCTTTTGCTACAGGAGCAGGAGCCGCTTTAGGAGCCGCTGTAGAAGCTGAACCAGTTGCTTGACCACTACCACCCATACCAGCTGGTTTGAAATATTGACCCCAACGTTCCATGTCAAATGCTTCACCGTCTACTGACGCTTCAAACATTTCTTTCATAACTTTGAGTTCTACTTCACCTGGCTTTTTAGGTAGGAAGTCGCTTAATTTAAACAACCCGTGTTGTGTAATTGCGGCATTTTCTTCTTCACTTAAGGCACGTTCACGACGAGCCCATGTGCTAGTAGAATAATCAGCATATCCACCTTTGCTAGTCTTTGCAATTTTGAAATCCAGGCCACGGACATAGTCTGTTGGCAATTCTTCAATTTCACTATCCATTAACGCATTCTTAACAATGTTAAAAATTTGTGAACCAATGATGAATCTACGAATTGGATTCTCTGGTGTTTTACCATCTTCTTGCAATTTTGTATCTGTTACAAACCCTTGGAAAAGATAAGACTTCTTCTTCCAATACCTACGACCCATATCTTCCAATGACTTATCTTTAAACCAAGGCCGTACCTCGGTTAAGATCGGACAAGTCTCGCCCCACATTTCCATGCAAGGAACTTGAACTGTTACTGGTTTTGAGTTTGTTTCCCCTTTTACACCAGCGAATGGCAATTTGATCATTGCTCGTTCAATCCAGAAAAAAGTGTTGTTTGGATCTGCGTCAGGAAGGAAACGAACTGTTGTAGTTGTGCCTTCTGCGGCGTTCCAATGTGGGAATATTGCGTTGTCACCGCCCGATGAGCCGGTGTTTTGTTGTGCGCTTGATTGAAGTTTTGCGCGGATTTCTGCCAAAGTTGCCATGTTAATTCTCCTTAATAATGTGCCTTTGTTATGCCATTTCTTAAAGCCTACTGACTAAAAGAAAAACTGTGCATAGAGTTAACTATACACAGTTTTATTTATGTTCGCAACCGTTAAGTTGCTATATTTTGATTTATTTTGCCAAACCGGCTAATTTTTTCATTTCTTCAAATGCTGGCATAATATTAGTTGTTTCTGCACCAATTTCATTTGTATTTGCTGATGAGCCTGAATAGTTTTCAACTTTTTTCTTAACTGTGCCTAATAGTTCTTTTAAACGATCAATGGATAATCCGTCGTGTTGATCAACTGGACCAGGCACCTGTCCGTGTTTAGCTTCCCACTGTTTTGTAAGTTTTTCCATATATTGCTTGGCTACTGCCTCTGCTTTTGTGCCTGCTTCGTCGCCGTATTTTTCTGAAATTTGTTTGCCAATGTCGATGGCTATGCCTTCGTAGCTACGGAATGGACCGACGCTTTCGTTATCTGCATTATAAAACTGCTTTACCATTTCGGCGATTTCTCTGATCATGCCTTTTGATTTTTCTTCTTCTTCGTCTACAGATTTGCCTGTGCCAAAATATTCGCGGTCCATTCTACCTTTTAACAATGCATCCTTTCCAGGAATACTAGACGGAGGTAAACTTGATCCTACCGGATGTGGGTTTTTTTCTTTATCATCTTCTTGAGTATAACCGCGTTCTTTATAAGCATCGTATCCAGCATCGTGGTCAATTTCGTGTTGCCAAATAGTATTACCTTGACTATCTTTGATTGAATAATCCATTTGTTGGCTATCTGGGTCATCACGGAATCCCTGCTCAATGTAGTCCATAGCATCATCCATAGATGGAAATTTTTCAATTTCGTATGTTCCATTGTTTGCACAAACAGTTACAGGACCTTGTACTTGCTCTTCTTCGGCAACCGGCTGTTGTTCTTCATTGCTCATGCCCAATGTTACTAGTAGTTCAGGATAAGACTCTGTAGCCCATACTTTAAATACTTCAATTGGATCTGTTGAGTCGTCAACGTTAGCCGCTTGTTCAAGTTTTTCTTCAAGATCTGAATCATCTAATCCAAATTCTCCAAAGAAATCTACTGCTAGTTGTCCGCCTTGCTTTAATGTTAGCTCGCCCGGTTGTAATTGTGCAATTGCTTGTTTTAGTCCTTCAACTTGATCATCTGTTAGTTTGCCCTGTTCTGTTGCATCTGCCCACTTTTCAAATTCTGCAAATTCGTCAACTTTACTTTCTTCCAAATCACAGCAACATGGGTCGCAATGGCACTTGGAACATTCCTTACCTTCTATTGTATATTGGTCAAGATTAATTTTATTTGTTTCACTCATAATTTTATGGATTAATGGAAAGAACTTAGAAAGCTCTTCTTTAAAGTTTGTTTGTGTAAATGTTTGTTTGTACTGTTCCATTGTAACATCGTCGAGTACTGTTGCATCATCTGAATCTTCGCCTGCAAATGTTTCCATCCATGCTTCGTATGGATGACGTTTGCCTAATGAGTCAATTTGTGATTTAAGTTCGTGCAAACGTTGACTTGTTCTTTCAACAATACCTGTAGCATCGTCATGTAATGTAGCTGTACGAACATGACGACTAAATTCTTGTAACTGGGCAATTTGTTCACTCATGCGTACAATTGCTTTACCTGCCGGATCGTGCGGAACACCGCCGTGATCAACGTGTTGTGCCATTGCAAATGCGCCGGCTGGATGGATGAATGGATATTTAAATCTTTCACCATCGTGATTTTGAATGAAGATTGCTTTAATCTTTTTAGGTTGACTACGAGCACCCGGATACATATTGCTTACATCGCTGTGGTGTCTTACAATAACTTCAGTCTGGCCCTTAACTGCGCGACTTGTTTTCTTGGTGCTCTTAGGGCTCCATCTCGATTCATTCATGTTCATTTGTTGTTCGTCCTTCTGGCTCTTATTTGCCAAATATTGAAAATCGTTTTTATCTAAGTTATTTTTGGCAATGTCTCTCGTGTCAAACCGTAGTAATCTACGCATTGCAAACAGACGCATTTCTCTTAAGAAATTGTACCATAATTGTTTGGCAGGCTCATCCTGGTTTTCAGTAATGCCTTGGCTGTAATAAACTTTTAAACTGCCTGTATCGTTCAAGCTAATACTAACACGGCCTAGATTTACACCTTCGTTAACAAAGTCAAAATCAAAAAAACGTGCTTCGTTTGGGTCGATTGTAACTGCGCCCAGAGCATCGCCCATCTCTAAATTCTGGAAACGACTGCGTACTTTGTCGAAAACATCCTGGCTGATTATTTGTATTGCGTTCATAGTGTTATTTAG